TGTCACCCAACCGGCGGCTCATCGCCTACCACCGCCCGGCACCCGCGCTCCACTCCTGGACAGGAATTCACCCGATCGAGTGAAGTGCAGATAAGCACAGCGGACTTCAAGATCAGGGTGATCGGTCGGTGGCTGAAAGCCCACGGGGCCAGCGCCGACACCCCGGCCACCGTGGGTATCGGCATCAGCCTCGACGAGATCCAGCGCGTCAACAACCGCCGGGCCATGCCCTACGAGCAGCCCGTGTATCCGCTGCTTGACCACGATCCGCCGCTGCGTCGGCACGACTGTGAGCGGATCATCCGTTCGGCTGGCTTGCCGATACCGCCGAAGTCGGCGTGTTGGTTCTGCCCATTTCACCAGCCGCTTGTCTGGGCGGAAATGCGCCGCGATCGGCCAAGGCTATTCAACCGCGCGTGCGACCTTGAGCACACGCTGAACGAGCGACGGGCCGTGCTCGGCAAAGATCCCGTCTACCTGACCAGGTTCAACGCCCCGCTCGATCGCGCGATCAGTGAGGCGGGGCCGATGCTTCCCGGGCTCGGTGACGACGACATCGGGTGTGACAACGGGGCGTGTTTCACATGACCCGCCGCCACGAGCAGACCCACTCCGGCCCCGGGGTGTGCCCCGGCTGCCTGACCGTGCCCGGCCGCACCCATGGCCCGGCGTGTCCGGCGGTGGAGGGCCCCCGCCACGCTGCCGCGCCGCACGCGGACACCGTCCGCATCGTCTCTGCCCTGCTGGTCGGGGTGCCCCTCGGTGCCGCTATCTACCTCCTGGCCGCCCTGCTGATCTGGAGCCTCACATGACCGAGACGACCTACCTGATCTGGTCCAATCATCACTCGGCGTGGTGGGGGCCGGGCGGCTGTGATTACCGCCTCAACCCTGACGATGGTGGCCGCTACACCCGTGCCGACGCTGAGCGGTGGCTCGGCCGTGGCTGCGACTGCTGCCGTCTCCCCGAGCTACTCGTGCCAGCCGAGTGGGTCATCGGCGCGGGTGACCGTGTCATCCAGAGCGCTATCAGCGCGGCGGCACGGGCCGCCGTCGAAGCTGGCACGGTTGACACGCACTACCGGCGGGTGACCCACGCCGACAACATGGTGCGGGAGCTGACCGCCGAGCTGGATAAGGCGGACGCCGAGCGGGCCCACCTCGAAGACAAGCTGGACGTCGCCCAGGCCGCCTACGAGCGGCGTACCCGGCAGGCCCACCAGTGGCGGGACCTGGCCCGTGGGCTCGGCGACGACCTTCGGCAGGCCCGTGACGACCGGGACCGGGCGATCAGCACCTCCCAGCAGCTACGGGTGGGCCTGGTGGCCGCGCGGGAGCGGCTCGGCGTCGGCCGTGAGGAGGCCGGCCGGTGAGCCTCATCGACGAGATCGTCCTGCCCATGGCCGCGCACTTGTCCCGTCCGGTGCGGGTGGCGGGCCGGCACCGGCGCACACCTGGGGACCTGCCGCGGATCTCCACCCCTCACTGCGTTCGCTCCCATCGCTATCCGAAGGCGAGAAATCGATGAACCCGATCCACCTGGATGAACTGGCCCCGCTGGTAGACGCGCTCGATCACGCTGAGGCTGAAGCCAAGAAATGGGGTGGGGCTGCGGAGACGATCCGTAAGCGCATCCAGTCCGTCATGGGCGACCGCACCGAGGGGCACATTGGTGGGCGGCCGGTGTTCACGTGGCGGCACACCGGCCAGTTCAACGCACGCCGCTTCGCCCAGGACCACCCCGACCTGGCGGTCAAGTACACGGTCACGGTCACCCGCGATGAGGTGGATGTGGACGCGCTCAAGGCGGAGTTGCCGGAGCTGTTCACCGCGTACCGGGCTCGCCGTTTCGAGAGGAAGGCGTGACCGTGACTCGCGCCGTCAAGTTGTCGCGTGTTGCGTGCGCCGCGAACTGTGGTGAGCCGCTGGACCCGAGCCTGTGGGCCCACGGTCTGCATGTCGGTTGTGTCCGGCCTGCTGCGATTCCCGAACAGCCTGCCCTTACTGCTGGCGCCGGGGTGTTCGCGGCGCCAGCAGGGCCGACGGCGCACCCGATCAAAGCCGAGCTAATCGATATGGTGCGGTGGGCGTCGGCCAACGCCCCCCGGTCGCGTCAGCGTGCTGTCGGCCCGTCGGAGATCGGCGTGGATTGCATGCGCCGTCTCGCCTACCGGTATGCCGGGGCGGAGCCGGTCAACGGGGCCGCTGACCCGTGGTTCGCGTTTGTGGGCACGGCCGTGCACGAGAACCTGGCTATCGCTATCGACCGGTACAACGCGGAAGTGTTGGGGCCACCGAACGGCAGCCGCGACTACGGGCAGCGCCGGTACTGGGTGGAGGAACGCGTCACGGCCGGCGCGGATCAGCATGGGGTGTCCGGGTCGTGCGACCTGTACGACGCTGAACGGCACGTCGTCATCGACCACAAGGTTGTCGGCGCGACCGCCCTGAAGAAGTACATCAACCACGGACCCTCCAACCAGTACCGGACGCAAATCCACCTGTACGGGCTGGGCCACGCGCAGGCCGGGCGGCCGGTCCGGGAGGTCGCGATCGCGTTCTACCCGAGGTCGGGGTACCTCACCGACCTGCATGTCTGGTCGGAGCCCTACCAGCCGCAGGTCGCCCACGACGCGCTGCGACGTGCCACCACCGTGCGGCAGCTCGCCGCCGCCCTACCCATCGGGCACATCCCCGCCCACCCGGACCAGGCCGCCTGCACCTGGTGCCCGTTCTACCGGCCCGGCGGGCCCGCCGACACCACCGGCTGCCCCGGACCGGGATAGCTCCGGCCAACCGTGGCCGGGAGCCACGCAACAAACCAGTAGCCGCAGCAGACGCCGCAGCTCACATCGAAAGGACACGACAGTGCAGTTCAACGCTCCCAGCAGCAGCGGAGACATTCTCGCCGCGAAAGACCTCGTCGGTCAGCTCCTGATCGTCCGGCCGACCGAACACGCCCAGGGCATCAAGACCAGCTTCGGGGAGAAGGACGGCATCCGCTGCGATGTCGCCGTGCTCACCCAGACCAACGCCGACGGCAGCCACGGTGTCATCTACCGCGATGTCTTGTGGTTGCAGGGCAAACTCGTCGGCGCCCTGAAGCGGCAGCTCGGCGAGCTGGTCCTGGCCCGAATGAGCATCGGCACCGGCAAGCCCGGACAGCAGCCGCCGTTCGAGCTCGACGACGCCACCGGCGACGCGCAGGCCGTGGCTTTCGCCGAGCAGTGGATGGCCGCGAATCCTGGGTTCGTTACCGCGTTGACGGCGCCCACCCCGGCCGCCCAGCCCGCCGCGGCCCAGGCGCCGGTTCCCGCCCCGCCGGTCTCCACCCCTGCGGCGGTTCCCGCCCAGGTCCCGGCGGCCATTCCGGCCGGCCCCCCGCCCGCGGCGGTCCCGGCGGCCACGCCGCCGGCCGCGCTGGACCCGGCGGTTTTGGCGCAGCTCACCCCCGAGGCCCGGGCGCAGCTCGGCGCCCTCGGCGCCTGACCCGCACAGTTCAACCCGCCGGCCCCCGCCCTTTCGATCCGGGGCGGGGGCCGGCATGACCCGAAGCGGAGCAAAGAGTCGATGACCAGCACGGCGACCGAGACACGGCAGGCCAGCACATGACCGCACTCGTCGCCCCCACCCGCCCCGCCGACGACGACATCGAGCGGGCTCTCACCATCGCCCGCGGCCTCGTCCAGGCCGGGGTGCCGCTGTTCGTCGCCCCACCCCACGTCGACGGCGAGTGTGTGCCCTGGTGTAAAGGCACATCGGTTTCCGGCTTCCACCTCCCCAGGCGTTGGGAGACCAGCACCCCTACCCTCGACGTGGTCAACCGGTGGCGGCCGGGGTGGGCGCTGTGCGCCGTCATGGGCCACCGCATCGACCTACTCGACGTTGACCCCCGCAACGGCGGCGACACCACGGTGGGTGGCCTCAAAGCCGCCGGGGCGTGGCCGACCAGCTACGGCCAGGCCGCCACCCCGAGCGGCGGCACCCACGACTTCATCGCCGCTCTCGCCGTCGGCTCCCGTGACAACATCGCCCCCGGTGTTGACGTCAAGGGCGGACGCCCCGACGGCGACGGCCGCGGGTTCGCGTTCATCGCGCCCACCGTGCGTGTCTCGAAAACCACCGGCCAGCCCGAACGCTACCGGTGGTTGATCGAACCCAACCTCGACGAGCTGGACGACGACGACAGCGGCGCCACCATCGCCGACATGATCCAACGCGCCCGCGGTAACCCCACCGAGGCGACACCAGCCGCCCCGGTCAGCCTCCCCGACGGGCTGACCGGCCCGCACAACCCACACACCGGCCCCATCCCCGACGGCACCCGTCACGCCGCCCTCGTCTCCTACGCCGGGCACCTACGCAACCTGCCCGGGCTCACCCTCGCCGAAGCCGAAAACCTGATGCGGGCCCGATGGTCCGACTGCGCCCAGCCACCCGCCGCCCGCTACCCCGTCACCTGGGAAGAAGCCCACGACAAGCTCACCGACGTCTGGTACCGCTACCCCACAACCTCGCAGCAGCCCTCCACCCTCACCCCCGCAGCACAGCTCACCGCCGAAGCAGAAGCCGCCCGCCTCGCCCAGCTCACCGACAACGAACTCGTGCGCCTCCGCGCCCGCCGCGCCGCCGAAGCCACTCTCCGAGCCGAAACCGCGGCCCGCCTGCCACCACCGGATTTCGTCGCCCTCCCCGACCTACTCGCCGAGCCCGACGAACCCGTGCGCTACCTGGTCGACGAGCTGTGGCCCCGCCACGGCCGGGTCATGCTCGTCGCCCAAGCCAAAGCCGGAAAGACCACCCTGCGCGACAACCTGATCCGCAGCCTGGCCGACGGCACCCCGTTCCTCGACCGCTTCCACGCCGACCCGGTCCAGGACGGAACCATCGTCGTATTCGACGTCGAGCTGTCCCGGCAGAATCTGCGCCGCTGGTTGGCCGACCAAACAATCACCAACCAGCGGCACGTCATTGTGGTGCCCCTACGGGGCGCCGTGTCCTCATTCGACCTGTTCGACGAACAGCGTCGCAATGAATGGGTTGAACGCATCCGGTCGGTTTCCGGTCGGACAGTCATTCTTGACTGCCTCGGTCCGGTACTCGCCGCGTTCGGCCTCGACGAGAAAGACAACCGCGATGTCGGTCGTTTCCTCGTCGCCTTTGAAGCCCTTCTCAAAGAGGCCGATGTGACAGAGGCGCTTGTGGTTCACCACATGGGCCACAACGGAGAACGGGGGCGGGGAGCATCCCGGCTGCGGGACTGGCCCGACGCCGAATGGCGGCTCGTGCGCGCCGACGAAGACCGCGACAACCCCGACCCGGCCCGCTACCTGACCGCCGTTGGCCGTGACGTCGAGCTACCCGAGACGCAACTGGAGTTCACGGCCGCCAGTCGGCGCCTGGTGGTCACCGGAGGCGGGTCCCGCAAGGAGGTGAAAGACGCGCGCTACCTCGACCTGGCTGTCGACTACGTGACCGTGAACCCGGGCCTGAGCCAAACCAAGATCGTGGCCGGGTTGGAGGAGAAGCACGGCGTCGTCCGGGACGATGCCCGCGCCGCGATCCGGTACGCAGTACAGATAGGGGCCATAAGGCAAGAAAAAGTCAACAATCGGGACACAGCACACTACCTAGAAGCCGACCGCGCGGACCGCGCGGAACCCCGCGACCGCGCGGTTCCGCAACCGCGCGACCGCGCTTATATGGAAGCGCGCGGTTCGGTTCGCAGCGAACAAAGATCAAAAAACAGCGACCGCGCGGTCGCCACCTTCGCCGCCCCCGCCACCACCGGCTGCCCCTGCCACCGCCACACCCACTCACAGGGCGACTGGGGCACCTGCCCACGATGCGGCAGCCGCTACCACCGACACGGCCCCGGACGGCTACGCCAATGCCCCCACTGCCACGGCCAAGGCGGCAGAACGCCATGAGCCACCTCCACACCACCCCCGTCAAGGTCCACACCTGCCACCGCTGCCGCACCGTCGTCCTCACCGGCTGGGCCGAAGGACTCCACACACGAGCCGACCCCACACCCCTCAACAGGGCCGGCATCATCGCCGCCATCCTCACCACCCGAACCATCTACCGACTCACCCGAACCGGCCTCATCCACCTCGACCAAGAACGCATCAAAAGCGCCAACCGCGCCCCCGTACTCCCAGAACACCACTGCGGGAACCCCACCCCCACCGAACACCACGCCACCACCACCGACGACACCACCGAAACAACAGAAGAGGTGATCCCGTTCTAATGAGCGCCAGCAAACGAAAAGGAACCGCCTGGGAAACCGCAGTAGTAACCTACCTCCGCGAAAACGGCGCACCCCACGCCGAACGCCGCACCCTCAACGGCGCGAAAGACCGAGGCGATATCACCGGAATCCCCGGCGTCGTCATCGAATGCAAAAACGAGAAGACCATCACCCTCGCCGCCTACGCCGACGAAACCAACACCGAAACCGCAAACGACGGCGCCCGAATCGGCCTCGCCTGGATCAAACGGCGCGGCAAAACCAGCCCCGCCCACGCCTACGTCCTCCTCGACGGCGCCACCGCCGTACGCCTGCTCGCCGACGCCGGCTACATCCCCAACGGAGCCACCGATGCCTGAACCCACCCGCCTACCCATCCACCGCGAATGCCGTCACGGCCACCACGCCACCGCCGCCGAGCTGGTTGACCAGCTCGCCGCCCAGCGGGACCAGGCCCGCGCCGCCCTCGACCGCGCCGGCTGCCACAACCCCCTCGCCGACGCTGTCGAGCGGATCGACCGGGCGCGGGCGCGGTACGCCACCCGCCCCGGTTCCACGCCCGGCGGCGCGCAGGGTGCCGTGTCGCCCGCTGAGAGCCACGCACAGCCCCGAGTAGGCCCCGAGCGGGACTACGACACCACATGCCCCCCAATCGGCATGCAGGCGTTCCTCGACTACTCCACCGCGGAGTTCACCGCCGCCAGCACCGCCGACCAACGCGTCGAGGCCGTCCGTGACCTCCTGGAGGGCTGGTACGACCGCTGGGACGCCCACTACCCCGGGGCCGTCGTTGACGAGCACGACGGCATCGCCCGCCACCTCGTCACCCTCATCACCGCCGCCGAAGCCGCGCCGTGAGTAGCAGCTGGCAGGGCGGCAGTACCAGCGCCTGGCGGCGACTACGCGCACAGGTGCTCGCCCGCGACGGCTACCGATGCAGGGCCCACGCCGATGGCTGGTGCGACAAGGTACCCGGCCAGCACATCTGCACCAGGCTGGCCCTACCAGGCGGGCCGGACGCCGGACACGCCCACCACACCCACGGCCGGGCCGTCACCGGCGACGACCCCCGCCACGTCGTGGCCGCGTGCCGGGCCTGCAACCTCCACATTGGGTCGCCAGGTCGGCACGCTGACCCGCCGAACCGGGCGGTGAGCCGATGGTGAGCAGGACGACGCCCGTTTTTCCCGGCCGGGGGCACCACCGACACCCGCCGCCATGTTTTTTCTCTCTCCCCGAGCGATCTGGAGGTACACGGTGGCCAGTCAAGGGCCGTTGAGTCGGGCGGTCGGTACGGCGTTGCGTGAGGCGGCGTTGCCGCCGTCTGACGGGGCGGGTGCGGCGTTGGCCCGGCGGTATGCGGCAGTCATTGATGGCGACGGGTCAGTGGAGGTGTTGTCGGATCTGGGGCCGAAATTGCTGGCCGCGTTGACGGCTCTCGGGTTGACGCCGGCCGGTCGGGGAGCGAAGGGAGGTACCCAGGGTGGCAGTGCCGTTGCCGGCAAGCTCGACGAGCTCCGAACTCGACGCGAGCAGCGTGCTCGGTAGCACCGTGCCGCGGTTGTTCACGCCGCCGCTGGTGTCGGGGCCGGCGGGTCCGTGTGGGTGCGGGTGTGCGTTGACGCCGGAGACGTCGTATGGGTTCGACGTGGTGGAGTTCGCGACCGACCTGTTGGATCGGCCGCCGCGTCCGTGGCAGCGGTGGGCGGCGATCCACGGCGGGGAGTTGCTGCCGGACGGGCGACCTCGCGGCCGGGTGGTGTTGCTGTTGGCGAGTCGGCAGAACGGCAAGACGGAGTTGCCGGTGATGCTGTCGCTGTACTGGCAGTTCGTGGAGGCCGTGCCGCTGATTCTGGGCACCTCGACCAAGCTCGACTACGCGCGCGAGTCGTGGAAGAAGGCGGTGAAGCTCGCTGAGCGGGCTGCGGGCCGTCATCCGGAGTTGGCCGCGTTGATGCCTAGGCCGCGGTGGAAGCGGGAGGCGAACGGGGAGCAGGAGTCATGGACGGTGGAGGACTCTCGGTACAAGATCGCGGCGTCGAATGAGGAGGGCGGCCGGTCACTGACGGTGCATCGCGGCATCCTCGACGAGCTGCGGCAGCATCACGATTACTCGGCGTGGGCGGCGATCGAGCCGGCGGCGTCGCCGTGGGATGCGCAGTTGTGGGCGATGACGAATGCCGGTGATGACCGGTCGATCGTGTTGAACGATCTCCGCGCGGATGCCCTGGACGCGATCGAGGCTGCCGACACGCGGTCCCGGTTGGTGTTGCTGGAGTGGAGCGCGCCCGAGGACGCCGACCCGGAGGATGTCGACGCGTTGGTGCAGGCGAATCCGTCGGTCGGGTACGGGCTGGATCTTGACGTGTTGCTGGGTGGGGCGCGGACGGCGAAGAAGCTCGGCGGTGAGGCCCTGGCCAGCTTCAAGACCGAGCGTATGTGTGTCCGTGTGCAGCGGTTGAACCCGGCGATCGACCCGCACGCCTGGGCGGCGTGCCTGGACCCGGCGCCGGTGGAACTGGCGCAGCGGCAGCGCCTGGCGGCGTGTGTGGATCTGTCCCCGGATGGTGGGCACGCGACCCTGGCTATCGCGGTGGCACTTGAGGATCAGCGGGTGCGGGTGGAGACGGTGCATGAGTGGACCGGCCCGGACGCCGCGTCCCGGCTGGAGCGGGAACTCGCCGGGTGGGCGCAGCGGGTTCGGCCGGCGACGCTCGGGTGGTTTCCGGCCGGTCCGGCGGCAGCCGTGGCAGCGAAGCTCGCCGACCGGCGCCAGCATGGCGTGCGGGGCTGGCCGCCGCGCGGTGTGGCCGTGGCGGAGATCCGCGGGGAGACGACCGCGGTGTGCATGGGCCTGGCTAAGGAGATCACCGCCGGCACGTTGGCGCATTCGGGGCAGGCGATGTTGGACGCGCAGATCGGGGCGGCGGAAAAGCTCACTCGGGGTGATGCGTGGGTGTTCGGCCGGGCCGGGGAGGGCAACGTCGATGCGGTGTATGCGGTGGCGGGGGCGGTGCATTTGGCGCGCACGGCTCCGGTGTCGGCGGGGCGGCCGAGGGTGGTCGTCGGGGGAGGCCGGCGGGGGAGGCCGGAGCGGCAGCAGACCGAATAGGCGAATTAGAATTCCGGTGTTAGAGTTCGTATGTGAAGTGGCTGCCGTTTCGGAAACCGGCGAAGAAGTCGCCCCCGCCGAGCCGGCCCCTGTACGCGTTCAGCCTGGACGCCCCACGTGAGATCACCGGACTGACTGTCGCCGATGGTGTGGCGCCGCGTATCGCTCGCCGGGAGGCGTTGCAGGTGACCGCGGTTCTGCGGGCCCGGAACCTGATCTGCGGCTCCCTGGCGACGCTGCCGGTGCGCGTGCACGGCCCCGACCGGCGGGTGGTCACCGACGTCACCTACCTACCCAGCGGCAACGTCGATCCGGATCTCGCCAATTCGGTGCTGTTCGCGGCGACGCTGGAGGATCTGCTGTTCGAGGGCGTGTCGTGGTGGCGGGTGACCCGGTTCGGGTGGCACGGCTACCCGGTCGAGGCCCGGCACGTTCCGGTCGACAGTGTGCACGTGGCGGCCGGCGGCACGACGCCTTCCCAATCGCGGATCAGCCCAGATCAGCCGTTCCCGCCGGACGGGCAGGTATTCATCGACGGCGTGCCGGTCGGTGACCGTGAGGTGATCCGGTTCGACTCGCCGAACCCGCCGCTGCTGGTGCACGCGGCGCGGGCGATCCGTACGTGTCTGTTGCTGGACCAGGCCGCCGCCCTGTACACGAAGGACCCGCTGCCGCTGGGCTACTTCTCGCCGGCCGACGGCGTGGACCCGGCCGACGATGACGACATCGCCGACATGCTCGACGACTGGGAGGCGGCACGATCGAGGCGGGCGTGGGGGTATGTGCCGGCCGCGTTGACCGCGCACACCATGCAGTGGTCCCCGGAGCAGTTGCAGCTGGCCTCGCAGCGCCAGCACGCTGTGCTGGAGATCGCGCGGGCGACGGGGCTTGACGCCGAGGACCTGCAAGTCTCGGTCACGTCGCGCACGTACGCCAACCAGGAGCAGCGGTGGCAGGCGCTGCTGAACACCAGCCTCGGCCCGTACGTGTCAGCGGTGCAGGACCGGCTGTCGATGCGCGACGTCCTCCCACGCGGCTACGCCGCCCGGATTGATTTCGGCGGTTTTCTGCGCCCGGACACGAAGACGCGGATGGAGACGTACAAGGTCGGCCGCCAGGTCGGCGCGTACGACGACGAGCGGATCGCCGACCTGGAGGACATACCCCTGGCCCGCGTACGGAAGTCCACAGCCCAGCAGCCCCCCGCTGTCCCGCCCATGGCCGACCCGCCGCCCGCACCGCCACAGCCGCAGGAGACACCCGCGATGTCGGAGCCCTTCGTTAACCGGTACGCCTTCGACGGACCGGCCGGAGCGCGGATCGCGTTCGCCGATCCCGAGGTCGCGGCGTCGTTCCGGGTGGACCCGGACAAACGCACGATCTCCGGGCTGGCCGTGCCGTGGGGCCGGGTCGCCCGGTCCGGATTCGCGCGCTGGACGTTCCCGGAAGGCTCGCTGCAATGGGGCAGCGAGAGCCGGGTGAAGTTGAACCTCGATCACGACCGGTTGCAGACGCTCGGGCGCGCAGTCCGTCTCCAGCAGACCTCGGCAGGCCTGGACGTCACGTTCAAGGTCGCCCGGGGAGCCGAGGGCGATCGAGCCCTCGCCCTCGCCGAGGACGGCGTCTACGACGGCTTCTCCATCGAGATCGACTTCGACGGTGACGGTGATGCCTGGCAGCCGGACCCGGTAGACGAATCCGTGCGTGTGGCCCGCCAGGCATCCCTACGGGCAGTGGCGCTGACGCCGATGCCCGCGTTCGACGACGCGCGAGTAACGCGCGTCGCAGCATCCCGAGACGGAGACACCGTGACCACCACGACCGCCGACCAGGCCGCTACGGCGGTCGGAACCGGCCAGACCACCTACGCGATGACCGACGACCAGATGGCCACCCTCGCCGCCGCCCAGGGCGAGGCGGTGACCGCCGCGGTGACCGCCGCGTTCGAGCGCCTACCGCTGCCGCAGCATGGTGTTGAGGCGCAGCGCCCGGTACCCGCCGGCCGCGCCCAGGTCGTATCCGAGCCGCCCGTGTACAGCTTTGCCGGCCGCGGCCCGTCACTGGTGCGCGATGCCTGGCACGCCCGCGTGGAAGGCAACGACGACGCCCGGCAGCGGCTGCGCAAGTTCGGCCAGCAGCAGCAGGAAATCATGACGATGTTCGCCCGCCGGCCCGACCTGGCATTCGCCGCCGAGAACACTGCCGGGAACTCGGCGATCATCCCGCCCGGCTACCGACCGGACCTGTACGTGTCGCAGCTACTGCAGGGCCGTCCCCTGGTGGAGGCGGTATCGAGAGGTGCCCTGACCGACGCGACCCCGTTCACGATCCCCCGGTTCACCTCGGCGACCGGCGCCGCCGCCGACCATGTGGAGGGCACCAACCCGGCCGACGGTGACCTGACCCTGGGCACCGTGACCGTCACCCCATCCGGAGTGTCCGGGCGCTTCACGCTGACCCGGGAAATCGTCGACAGCAGCAACCCCGCCATCGACGCCATCGCGTTCGGAGCGATGCGGGAGGCATACGCGCAGAACACCGAAGCGAAGGTGTACGCCGAACTCAACGGCGCCAACGGGCAGGGCGGGGCCATCACCGACGGGTTCGTGCCATCCGGCGCGCAGGTGTCCACCTCGACCGGCGGATCGGCCGCCGCGGGCACGTTCGGCGGGGACACGCTGATCGCCGCCGCCCGGGCCGCGCTGGCGCTGTACCCGTTCCGCCGTTTCGGCGCCCCGAACCGGATGCACCTGTCGCAGGAGGGCACCTCGGCGATGGCGACGGCCGTCGGCGCCGACGGCCGTCCCCTGCTGCCGTCGGTCGGCGCGCAGAACGGCTACGGCGTCGGCAACGCTGTCACGCAGGGCTGGTTCCTCGACGGTCTGGCCGCCATGCCCACCTGGTCCATGTCGGGCAACGCCACCGGAGACGCAGACCTACTGATCTTCAACTCCGCCGACGTGTGGGCGTGGGAGTCCCCGCTGCTCACCTTCCGGTTCGAGGAGAAATCCGGCCCGGCGAACATCGAGTTGGCGCTGTTCGGCTACTTCGCCACCCGCCTTATCCGGCCCGTTGGGGTGGCCGCGGTCCGACACACCGTAGGGGCCTGACCGTGGCCAGCCAGAAGCGGACCCCGGGAAAGCTGGCGCAACCCAACAGTGCGCCAGCCCACCCCACGCCCTCCGGTAACCCTCCTGAGGCGGCTTCCGCCGAGCAGACCAGCGACTACACCCGACGCGCCGGCGGATGGGTACTCACCGACCGCGGCTGGGTCCGCGAGTCCGAAAGCTGAGGTGAACCCGTGACGATCCACGCCGTGTCCCCGCCGTCAACACTGCTGCCCGTCGGTGGGCAGTGGCGTATTGAGGTGGAGGTCCGCGACCTCGACGGCGCGGCCGTCGATACGGCGCCGGTCGTCACGGTCACCCTGCCCGACGACACCACCACCACACCGGTACCGGAGACCGTGGCGGTCGGCCGGTACCGGGCCACCTACACGCCGACCATGCCGGGCCGGCATGTGGCCCGCGCCGCCACCGGTAACGACGTGACCGACCTCGCGGCGTACGCCCTGGAGGTCACCGCCGGCACGGGTATGCCGGCTGTCCCGGATGTCGTGGCCTACCTCGGCTCCACCAGCCACACCGACGACGAGATCCAGGACGCCCTGGACGCCGAAGCCGCCGCCCAAAGGTCGGTGTGCCGAGTCCGGGCGACGTATCCGGCGGACCTACGGCAAGCGCTGCTACGGCGCGTCCAGCGCAACCTGGCGCTACGGCAGCTCCCCCTCGCCGTGCACCAGGGCGACGCCGAGGCGGGGGCGATGCTGCTACCCGGCCGCGACCCCGAGGTCCGCCGCCTGGAGGCACCTCACCGACGGCTGGTGATGGGCTGATGAGTCTCGCCACCGAAAGAGCCGCTATCGCCGCGGCATTGTCCACCGTTACCGGCGTCAACGGCTACCCTCACCGGCCCACCGCCCCCCGACCTGGGGATGCCTGGCCGACCCTGCCCACCCTCGACCGGCAGGCCGACCTCATCTGGCGGCGTACCTGGACCGTGATCGTGCTCCTGCCACAGGACGAGCGCGGAGCGTCGACCTGGCTGGACCAGCACTTCGACGCGCTCGTGGCCGCGTTGCAGGCCGGTCCGATCTACCCGGAGACAGCCGAGCCGGCATTGATCAACACCGGTGCCGGGGATATGTACGCACTCGAAATCACCGGCAGGAGCTGAGCTGACATGGCCGAAGTGCACAGCAAACACACCTACGTATCGCTCGGCGGATTTGACCTGTCGACGTACGTAAACGATTCAGACTGGACGCGGACAACCGATGTCCGCAAGCTCACCACCTACGGCAGCGACAACGAGGTGTATGCCGGTGGATTGGGCGACGGATCCAGCGACCTATCCGGTCGGTACGACAACACCGCCTCGACGGGACCCCGGGCGGTGATTGAACCGCTGATCGGCGCCACCGCCGAACTGGTATACCGGCCCGAAGGCTCTGGTCCGGGTCTGCCGGAGCGAACCGTCCAAGTCATCGTCGGCGAATATAAGGAGACGCACCCGGTCGCCGACTACGTGATGTGGACCTGCAAGCTGCAGCATTCCGGCGACGTCACCCACTCCACCCAGGCGTAAGGAGACGACAATGGACACCGAACAGATGGTAGATAAAGAGGCCCTACTGACGCCGCGCCTGAACGAGGTCGCGGACGTGCCGATTCCCGGCGTGGGGACTGTGCGGGTACGCACCCTGAGCCGCGCGGAGGTGATCGGGCTGCGCAAGGCCACCGACGACGCGCATCTGGATGGCCCCCGCGTGCTGACCCTGGAAAGAAAGATGCTGGCAGCCGCGATGGTGGCCCCTGTGCTGACCGAGGCCGAGGTGGGCCGCTGGCAGAAGTCCTCTCCGGCCGGAGAGATGGACGAGATCGTCTATAAAGTGCAGGAGATGGCCGGGATGCTCGACACATCGCCAAGGGAGGCGATGTCCAACTTTCGAGGCGAGTCCGGAAACTGAGTTCGAGTTCTTTCTTGCGCAAAAGTTGGGCCGCACGGTCGCGGAGTTGCGTACGGGAATGAGCAACCACGAATTTGTGCAATGGGGCGTTTACTACGCCCGTAAAGCGCAGCGAGAAGAGCTGGAACGGCTGAAAGCGGAAGGGGGTATGCGGTGATTGAACCTATCAAGATCGACGGGCTGGCCTCGTTCACGCGCAACCTGCGCCGCCTGGACGCCGAACTGCCGAAGACTCTCCGCGTGGCCATGAACGACGCTGCCCAGGTGGTCGTGGACTGGGCGCGTCCTCGGGTGCCGCGCCGGTCCGGACGGGCAGCTCGGTCCCTGCGGGTCGCCTCAACCGGTAGGGCAGTTCGGGTGCGTGCCGGAGGGGCGCGGGTGCCCTACTACCCGTGGCTGGATTTCGGCGGGCGAGTCGGTCGTGGCCGGTCTATTCGTCGCCCATTTCGGCGGGAAGGCCGCTACCTGTGGGCCGGGTACAGCGCAAAGAGTAATGAGGTACGGCAGATCACCGAACGGGCGCTGCTGGACGCGGCTCGGTCGGCTGGGGTGGAGGTCGACTGATGGCCGGCAACAACGTCACCCTCACCTTCGCCGGAGATTCGACCCAGCTCGAATCCGCATTCGACCGCGTCGGATCTGCTGCCCGGTCAATGGACCGTGATGTCCGTGCATCGGCGGATGGTTTTGACCGTGTCGGCCAGGCCGCCGATGACGTAGACACCCGTGCGATGGGTTTCCGCGACACACTGACCGGCGTGCAGGACGGCATGGAGGGCGTGAAAGTCGCCCAGGATGGAATCGGGTTCGAGGCGCTGCTTTTGATGGGTTTCGCCATCGGCGACTTGGCGTCCGGCCTGTACAACTTCCTGATTCCGGCCATGAAATCCGGTGTGCGCTGGCTGCGAGCTACGCGGGTCGGAACCCTAGCCGCCGCAGCGGCGCAAAAGGTTGCCGCGTTTGGGTCGAAAGTGTGGGCCGGGGCGCAGTGGCTACTCAACGCGGCGATGACCGCGAATCCGATTGGTTTGGTGGTTGTCGCTATCGGAGCCCTGGTCGCCGCCGTGGTGTTGATCGCCACTAAGACAACCTGGTTCCAGGACCTGTGGCGGGCGGTGTGGGGCAAGATCGGCGATCCGGTTAAGGCCGGATGGGCGGCCGTGAAACGGTTCTCCAGCAGCGCATTCGACTGGATTACCGGCCTTCCCGGGAAAATCGGCAGAGCGTTCTCCCGTATCGGTGACCTGATTTCTGCCCCGTTCCGGGCCGGGTTCAACGCTGTTTCGCGGGCCTGGAATAGCACGGTTGGTCGGCTGTCGTGGTCGGTGCCAGGGTGGGTGCCGGGTATCGGCGGCCGGGGGGTTTCGGCGCCGCGGCTGCCGACGTTCCACACTGGCGGCACCGTGCCGGGTGCTCCCGGACAGCAGGTGCCGATCATGGCGCTTGCGGGTGAGCGGGTCCTGCCGCCGGGCCGGTCCGGCGGGGGCGGGGTCACACTCGTGATCGACTCCGCCGGGGCGCGGCTGGATGACCTGTTGGTGGAGGTGCTACGCCTGGCGATCAGTGTGCGGGGCGGAAACGTGCAGTTCGTCCTCGGCGGTGAGGCATGAGCACCCCCGCCCGGTTCGAGTTCCGGGTAGAGATCCACCTCGGGGCGTTAGGGTGGGTGGACATCACCGCAGATGTGCGGGGCTCGGTAAAGATCACCCGGGGGCGAACTGCCGAGGGTCGCCGCGTCGACCGGGGGACCGCATCGATGCGGCTGGACGACACGTCCGGTGACTACTCGCCACGGCGGCCGACCGGTGCCTACTACGGCCTGATTGGCCGCAACACTCCGCTGCGGGTATCCGCTGGCCCCGCCGGCGACACCCTTTACGACCGGTTCCATGGGGAGGTGTCGTCGTGGCCGCCGCAGTGGTCGGCGACCGGGGTTGACCGGTATGTCGACATCACCGCGTCGGGAATCTTGCGTCGCCTCGGGCAGGGAGCCTCACCGCTCAAGTCGCCGATGCGGCGAGCAATCACCGGGACTGCTCCGGTCGCGTACTGGCCGATCGAGGACGGCTCCGGATCTACCCAGGCCGCGTCCGGGCTAGTCGGCGGAACTCCGCTTACCGCTACCGGTGAGATCGCCTGGGCGTCTGTTGCGTCGCCCGGTTCGTCGCCCCTACCGGACTTCTCACGGGAAGCTAGCAGTCTCGCTGGCCCGATTACCGGTGTCGCGTCGGGCGACGATTGGGCTATCCGTTTCCTGGTGCAGTTCGGCAGCGGGGCGGGCTGGGATGTGCTGTCCATCGCTGTGGGCGGCGACAGCATCTACGACGAACTGCGGATGGACCTGTCGTCGTCGTCCGTGCTGGTGGCAGCGGTGGCCTACGGACATGACTCATCCAGTTTTACCTATATTCTTACCGATTTCACCGACTACGGCGATGGTGAGCCACACTGGCTGGAGGTGGGGGCGGCCGACGCCGGCGGCGGCACCGTCACCTACACACTGCGGATTGACGGTGCCCTCCGGATGACGGCCACCACGGCCGGAGCGCCGGGGGTGCCGCACCGTCTACACATCGGACCCCGGGCGGATGGCACGGCCGCGCTCGGCCACATCGGTGTGTGGCAGACCCCATCCACGGCCACCTGGACAACCGTCGCCCCGGCCATCACGGGACACACCGACGAGACAGCCGGCCGCCGAATCGAGCGGCTGTGTCACGAGGAGGACATCACCTGCCATATCCTGGGCGACCCCGACGACACCGTCACGATGGGCCCGCAACCCACAGGCACCCTGCTAGAGCTGGTCAGGCAATGCGAGGACGTCGACCAGGGCATCCTGTACGAGCCGCGTGCAGTGCTGGGGCTGGCCTACCGAAGCGTGCGATCCCGGTACAACCAGCCGGCCGCCGTCGCCGCGACCTACGACGCGGACGGGGAGGTCGCGCCGCCGCTGGAGCCCGTCGACGACGACCGGCACGTCCGCAACGACGTTACTGCCTTACGGTCCGGCGGGTCGGCGTACCGGTATGAGGTGACGTCGGGTCCGCTGTCCACAGCGGCGCCGCCAGATGGTGTCGGCCGATACGACCACCGAGTAACGGTCTACGTCCCGGCCGACTCCCAGCTACGTGACCAGGCGTCATGGCGCACCCACCTAGGCACATGGGATGAGACCCGCTACCCCACCGTCCGCCTCGACCTGGCCGCGCTCGACCACGCGGGCAAACCCGCGCTGATCACCGCAGCCGCCGCGGTGGACGTAGGGGACCGGCTGACGATCGGATCTCCGCCCGCATGGCTGCCACCGGACGGCATCGACCAGCACGCCGAGGGGTACACCGAGACCATCACCCAGCACGCCTGGGATCTGCGACTCGTGTGTGTGCCCGCAGGCCCATACACGGTGGCCGTGGCCGACGGCCCGCAGCGCGTTCCGGCGGACGGCTCCACCATCGCGGGCGTCGATGCTGACGCACTGTCACTCACTCTGACATCTACGGCCGAAAACGGCGCCTGGAGCGTGGATCCCGCGGATTTCCCGATGGATCTCCGGATCGGCGGGGAGCGTGTAACCGCGACCGGGATCACCGGCACCGGGCTCACACAGACGGTGACTCTGTCCGCGCGGGCCGTCAACGGGGTGAGTAGGGCGTGGCCGGACGGCACGGAGGTGCAGGTCTGGACACCGGCGATCACACCGCTCTAACGAGAGAGGGGAGAAATGCCTGAGCTAATCGCGTCTGGGAACTGGCTAACGCCGACCCGACTAAACGGCAGATACTATGAGGAGGTCACCACGGGTTTTACGGTGGGCAGCGATTTAACCCTACTGAATTTCCAAATCCGTCGTACGGCCGGAGTCTGCGTACTCATCGTGCATTTGAGTTTCGACACCGCGGGCAATCTGAGCGGGTCCGGGAATCTGCCGGACCGCGAGTTAGGAACGCTGCCCGCAGGGTGGGGGCCGACCGGACAGTCGGTCATGTGGGCCGGCGATAACGGCTATTACACCGTCACGGGCATCATCCACGCGTCCAACGGGGTTGTGGAAGCCCGCGCCGCCGGCGGCGATATCGCGGCGTCCACAAATCTGCGCCTGACCGCAACCTACATTCACTAAGGAGGAGCAAATGACCGTTCCGCACCCGGCCCCGGACGAGAAGCCCGAACAGCACATCGGGATTCAGATCCCGGACCCGTGGGACGACCCCGAGCAGACCGATTGGCCAATCATGGAGGTGAACACCGATGGCATGGACCGTCGTACCGAACCTGAATGAGGCCCGAGACCAGCTCACCGAGCGATTCCCTAAACGGGATACCAGATCGGACGGTGCGATCGGCGACACCTCCCACCAGGGCTACCCGTCGAGCCACAACCCGGACCGGACCGGCCGGGCGGAGTATCGCGACGGCGACCAGCTCGACGAGGTGCGGGCCCGGGACTTCGACGCCGACCTGCGCGACCCGGGCGGGGTCACGATGGAACAGGTCGTGCAGCTGTGGGTGACCCTTGCCCGATCGGGTGCCCTGTGGTGGGTGCGGTACATCATTTACCAGGGCCGAATCTGGCACCGTCGGCACAACTTCGCCACCCACGCGTACACCGGCTCGAACCGACACACGAGCCACTGCCACGTGAACTCGGACTTTACCCAGGCGGCCGACACGGTGCGGGGTACGGACTGGCGGCTCGACCAGCTCGGCACGCCGGCACCGGTGCCGCCACGGCCGGCTCCCGGCCCGGTGGTGGCGTTCCCTCTGCCGAGCGGCTACTACTTCGGCCCCCGTGATGGTGGGCACCGGTCGGTGTCGGGTTACTACCGGCGAAAGTTCAACGGCAAGTCGGACCGGCAGTGGCTCGCCACCTGGACCACGCAGCTGGTCCGCCGGGGCTGGCCCGCCGGCAAGGGAAAGCGGTACCTGCGCAAGAGCGGTGTCGATGGCCTGTACGGGCCGGAGTACCAGGAGCTGATCAAGGCATTCCAGGCCGACCAGGGCCTCACCCGCGATGGGCTGCTGGGCCGCAAGACGTGGGACGCCGCCTACCGCAACCCGATCCGGTAGCCCGACCGTGGAGGCGCTGCTCTATGTGGCGGCGGCGATCGTCGCCATCGGCGCCGCCGCCCAAGTACTACACAAGGTCGGCCTAGGTGCGCGACGGCTCAGTCGGCTCGTCGACGACCTACTCGGCGAGCCAGGCCGCCCCGGCCTACCAGACGGGCGCCCCGGACTCATGGCCCGGGTGGGCCGCATCGAGGGCCGCCTGGACGCCCTGGAGGAGCTGCGCCCCAACGGCGGCAGCTCGATCAAGGACCAGGTCGGCCGAATCGCCGAGCAGGTCGGCGCCGACACCACCCCCAACCGCACCCAGGAGGACCGATGACTCACGACTACCTGATCAGCCTGATCCGTACCGCTGTCCCCGCCGCCGTCGGCGCTGCCCTCGCGTGGCTGGCGGCCGAGGCGGGGATCGTGCTCGACGCCGACTCGTCCACCGCCCTCACGGCTGGTGTGGCGGCGTTGGCGATGGCCGGCTACTACGCGCTCGTGCGGGTGGCCGAGGCGCGGTGGCCGTGGCTGGGTGTCCTGCTGGGCACGCCGGCCGCACCCACGTACGAGGCGCCGGCCGCCCGGAGGCAGTAATCCTGCCGACCTAGCCACACCCGACGGTGGTGGTGACTCGGGGGCACCACCACCGGCGGACACCCAGACACCCCCGGGTTGATGCGGGAGAGCTGATGAGCCCTTGGACCGTGCACCACAGCGACGCCTTAACGATCCTGCCCACCCTGCCCGCCGCAACGGCCGATCTCGTGCTGACCGACCCGCCGTACAACTCCGGCGGCCGCACCCAATCCGACCGGACCAAGCCCACCACCCGCAGCAAGTACGTCTCCGGCGACGTCGCCCATCAGCTGCGGGATTTCGCCGGGGACAACCGTGACCAGCGCTCCTACACCGCATGGCTGTCGCTGATCCTCGCCGACTGCCTCCGCGTCTCGAAACCCGGCGCAGCACTGCTCGTGTTCACCGACTGGCGGCAACTACCGGCCACCAGCGACGCCCTGCAGGCCGGCGGCTGGCTATGGCGCGGCATCATCTGCTGGCACAAACCCATCTCCCGCCCGCGTGTCGGCGGGTTCAAGGCCGACTGTGAGTTTGTGCTGTGGGGCAGCAACGGGCCGATCGACGCCACCCGCAACCCCGTCTACCTTCCCGGCCTCTACAGTGCCAGCCAGCCCCGCGGCACGCGTCGGCAGCACATCACCCAGAAACCCGTCAACCTGCTCGCCGACCTGGCCAAGGTATGCCCACCCGGCGGCGTCGTACTCGATCCGTTCACCGGCTCCGGATCCACCGGCGTCGCCGCCGTCGACGCCGGCCACCCGTTCGTCGGCATCGAGGCCAGCACCCACTACGCCCAGATCGCACGACAGCGGCTCACCGACGCCACCCACCAACAGGTGTCCGGGTAGGATCGTCGATGCGGTGCCGCCGGTGACGTCCCGGCCGGCGCCGACCAACAAACATGAGCGCTCCGCCCGGCTGTGAGGCCAGGCGGGGCGTTTCGTCGTGTCGGGCCATCCGAGACACGCTCTTTGCCGGGTTCAGGCAGGAAACAGGGTCGGCTCGCCGATCTCGTACGGCTCCTCGATCCAGATGCCGTCCACACGCCTCGCCCGTAGTAGACCTTTATCCCAGGTCATCATCACGTTGACGCCGGCCTCCGCAGCCGATGCAAGGTGGATTGCGTCGTAGTTGCCCAGGTGGTGCACGTAGGCATACTCCCGTGCCCGTAGGGCGATCCGCCGGGAAAACTCGACCCGCACCAAGTTGGTGCTGTCTAGGGCATCTCGGCACCTGCGGTCGAGTTCAGGTGGGTAGGGATCGTTCTTGCCCCAGCCCCTCACCTCGACGTACGACAAGTCGGAGATCACGACCTCCAACTTCCTGGCTTCCGCTAGGCGCAGCACCGCAAGGACCGGCTCGCAGCCGTCCTTCTCAGTGACAGCGTAGATGAGGGTGTCCGAGTCGAGGTAAACCGAGGAAGGACGGTCAGGACGCGCCACGGATCTCCCTCAGATAGTCCACCGGGTCCATGCCGCCCGTGAGATTGGGGTCAAGGCCGATCAGGTCAGTAACCGGTGCCCCTTGTAGCACATCAAGTGACCTCATCTTGACGCTAATGGGACGGTCCTCGGCGTCGCGGGTGAGCCGGCCGGCCACCTCGACGCGCTCACCCAGCGCCGACCGGATCTCGTCGGTCTGGCTCGAGTCGAACGTGACCGCGATCCTGTCCCCAGTGCGCTCGTGCCACAGCCCGGCTTCGCGGCTGCCGTGTACCGAGATCGTGTCGAGGCGGCCAACTACTGACCCTATGGAATGCCGCCGAGTCCTCACCGCCGCAGCCAGGTTCTTAGCGGCCTGTCGCGTCACCATGGCCCGCGGGCCTCGAGGTTCGCCGTCCTCGAGTAGCTCCACGACCATGCCGTCGGATACGACAAGGCCGAGCAGTTGCGCCAACTCCGCCCCGGACCGTGCGGCCTGCAAGGTCCACCCGGAGGGCAACCCTTCCTGATCTTCAGCGGTGGCTAGACCCATAATCGTCGTGCCGGCAAGCTCCTTGATCGTCACGGACGTAGCGCCATCGGCCAGGCGGTTCGGGGCAAGCGTGGTAACGAGGCTACCGAGACGCACCTCGGTGAAACTCCACGTCGTGTGGCCGCGGGAGACAGGCCGTTTAAGGGCGGCGTCTTCGAGGCGTGTAAGCAGAGCGAGGAACCGGTCAAGCACCGCGAGCGCGCGCCGCGCATCTGCCGATCCCTCCGGACCCGGCAGCGTGACCCGCAGTTCCGTGCTCATACCACCCACCCTGTCACAGTCGTCCGACCCGGGGTACCGGCATAACGGCCCACCGCACCCTGAGGTCACGCGCAGCCCAGAACAGAAAACGGGGCGCCCCGCTCTGGCCTCACGGCCAGGTGGGCGTTTCGTCGCGTCCGGGGCGGCTATCCCGCCGTGCGCTCTGCGAGGTCCGCGCACAGCTCCGCGTACGCCTCGGCCAGCACCGCGTCAACCGTCTTCGGCGCCCACGGCTGCCCGCAGCCGAGGTACGCGCGGGTTTGAGCCTCCTCCCGGGACAGTGTCGGCTGTCCCGACGGGGCCCGGTCCAGGTACACCTCGTACGGATCAACCATGTCCGCGGCCGGCTTCGCTGAGGGCGCCGGTGCCTGCGACGTTGACGAGGTCGGCGTGTCCTCCTCGGTAGCGGCCAGGAAGAGGCCCGTGCCGGCGATGCCGGCACCCAGTGCAGCAACTGCCACAGCAGTGATCACGATCGGTGTGCGGGTCACTACCGCACCGTACGACCGGCCGTCAAACCGGGCCGCCGTGACACGCGCTGGCCGGGGCCGCAGCCCAGGCACCGCACGGCCGGATCGGTTGCAGGCTTCACGTCGCCTCCCTGATGACGAGGGTGGCCCGGGGCCGGCATGGCATCGGCCCCGGGCCTTGTGGGTCAGAAGGTCTGTCCGCCGCGGATCGAGCCCTCGAACGCGTCCCACTCGTCGGGGGTGAAGGCGAGGGCGGGGCCGTTGGGGTTCTTGCTGTCGCGCACGAACCGGCGGCCGGTCTCGTCTGCGGCAACCTCAACGCAGTTCGGCGACGAGTTGTCGCAGCGCATCGGCTTCTTCCAGGTCAGCTCGTTCATGAATCAACCTTTCGTTCGCCGGCCATCTCATCCGGCCGGACATCCGTAGGGGGTGGTCCGAGGAGGTCGTGGGTGAGCAACCCGGCGTACGCCTCCGCCCAGGGCCAGCACCGCCGCGCGGTGCCGCACACGGGGCAGCGGCCGTCGACCTGCCGGTGCTCGGTGAGGTCCCGCCACCACCGGCGGACAGTCGCGTCGGCCGGTGTCAACGCCGGCTCCGCGCGCGTTGCGGGGGCGCCCAGTTGCCCTGCCCGACCGTGGCGAGGTAGTCGTAGGCGGTCTCGGTGGGCGGACACGGCCACCCGGACCGGCAGATCGGGCACCGGTCCACCCGCGGCCAGTGCTCGGTGATGATCCGCCGGGCGGACAGGATCATCCGGTTGCGTAGCTGGACCGTTGACAGGCTGGCCGGACCCGGCTGGGCGTGGGTGGCCAT